CTATTTGATGATGTTAAGAACTGCATTATCTTTGAGTAAGCTACTCAGTGATAATTTGCACCAAACAGGCGTTTTATATGCAAGTGTAGTCGGCTCAAATAGCGGCAATGTCAGATAAGCATCAGTCGTGGGTGCATTAGCGCCAACCGCAACATGGTAGCTGTTAGATGGATTAACAGACTGCATTGTGCAATCACCGTCGCTCACTTTAGACCAAGATTTGCTTACTGTAACTTTTGTAGTTGCTACCATTTCAATCTCACTTATATTAATAATAAAAACGAATTAGGGTTAAGGCTCACCGATTAAGCCAATCGGTATTTCTACAAATTCGTGTTGAACTTGATACTGAGTCGGCACAGTGCTAGGCATGTCATAGGCCGTAGCGTAAGACAATCGCATCTTGACTTGATACCGTTTGACGCGCTCAATCTCTAATGCGGTTAAGTCACGCGCTGAGCTGCAATCCAAGTAACCGATATCAAGATTTAATAGCGTGTCGATTGCATAATTGGTCTGCATCGCAAGTGGCAAAGCATTAGACCATTCACTTGAGCTATCACCCATAAANTCAATCGTTAGTGTNGCTATTCCTGTTTGATACGCATTGCTACTGTTGCCAGCCCAACCTTGCGACTCAGTGTCTGTGAGCTGCACAATAGCAATATCGCTACCCTCAATCGGTTGATTGTCGTCAGCAGGTCTCACGCTGTTCTCAGGCATACCCAGCAGTCTTTGTATTAATACTCTTAGCTCAATTTGTACCGTGTCATTCATGTCGTCACCTGCACTGCTAGCGCTTGCCAATATCCTATTGAGACCAGTCCTTAACGCTCACTATCCTGTGGATGTCATCATGCCACGTGATTTTATCGCCTAATTTCGGCAGCTGGCTATCACTGGTGGATAGATAATCAGCAGACCATATTTTGATAGACTGTCTCGAGCGGTCACCTTCAGCTAAATATTGAGTGTCTTTTTGGGAGGCAGGCTGAATAACACCTTGTCTATCTTCTGTTATTATCGTCTCAACCCATGCGCCACCTCGAACTCGTTCGCCACTTGTAATGCTAACCACAAAGCCAGTCACAAAGTCAGGGTCGGTTAGTAACTCGCTCATGTCTTCCATTATTTGACCTCGTATGTGACAGCGTTCCGCATTTGTCCGGTATCAATCAGCGGTTTACTTGAGCCTTTGGCTTCAATAGTTGAATCAGCAAGCGGGGTAAAATCACCGTTTCTAATGTATTTCTGTATTTCTGATTTACCAATCTCACCTAATAAATTATAGTAAGTTTGTATGGTCATAGTGCCGTCCATAACGCGAGGCACTTTATTTCTAGCCACTTGCTGGTATTTATCAACACCCTCATTGACACCCTCTGTCAACCATGGGCGAGCAGGTATATTTTGACTTACTGACCCAAAGTTATGAACCGCGCCACGCATTAGTAAATCGCCATCGGTACTGCTAGGTAAGCCAACATAGGCGGCTTTTTTACCCAGTTGCTTCATGCGTTTTCGAATCAATCGCATGGCTGCCGGATTTGTTCGCGTTATACGTGCAGTCATACGACAAATGCCCCGCTATATTTTGGTAGCAAATCAATCAGAAACAATAATTGCTGACCGTAGCTGCTCAGGTTGTACCACTCTCTGTCTTGTGATGATTGTGCATAACTAAACTGCACATCACCTACTTTCTTTGATGTCTTAGCTTGCACTGATTTGCCATTACTGCCTGACATTTTATCAAGCGTCAGTAAGTGAGCTGTTAGTAATCCAAGCGCGTCATAGCGCATATCATTAAAACTACCAATCTTATCAATCAGCAAATCAGCCAGTCGTAATTTAGAGCCAATTTGCTCATTAGTAAGTGACTGGCTAAAACTTGGATAAATTAGTAAAAACTCTTCAACGGTCATAACCAGTCCTTAATAAATTAAAACCCCGCTTATGCGAGGTCGGTTGTGCTATTCACTATCTTTATCGGCTTCAATCTCTAGCGCAATTTCTAGCAAATCAGGCTTATTGTCGCTCTCGGCAAACTCACCACCATTTTCAATGATATATTCTTCAAGATCCGCAACAGTCATTTTACTAATAGTTTTTACTTTTTCTGTATTAACAGCCGCTTCAGACTCGCTAAACTCAATCTTGTCCGCTTCCATCAGTAACTTGATAAACGGACGCTCTTGTAGGTTTTTTACCTGCTCTTTGTTGACTTCAACAGGTTGACTGGGTGCAAGACGGAACGCCTTGCCACCTACCTCTAAATGTAGCGCTGTACTAGCGCCTTTATAAGTAACTAACATAATTACTCCTTATAATCCGTCTAAATACAAGACCGCTTTGGCTGATTTAATCCACAAACCTGCATACAAGTAATGACCTGGTACGTAGATCTCCAGACCTTTAGGTTGTGGCGCTACAAATTCTAAATCTTGAGGTAAGATTAACTCAAGTGCCGATGGGTCGCGTTTATAGATAACGGCTCTTGGTGTATTACCTGGACCCGCAGTGTTCAGCTCCGGCAATGACTCGATAGTGACCGTAACCCCATTCACTGCTAACAAGTTTTTAGCAATAATGTATTCTAAAATACTGGTTTCAGAATTAGCGTTAATAGTGCGAGTGCTTAGCAAAGTAAACTTTTGGCTTGGCATCAAGATAACATCAGGCAAACCACTGGCATCGCCTGTCATCTCTTTGTCATCAACTGCAACGCTAATGATGCGTGCTAGATCAGAAATGATGCTTTGAGCGCTGGCAGTATCCCAATCAGCAGTAGCAGTAACCACTTCTGGAATATCGTGGTTAAGCAAGCCTTGAGTGCCTTTTTCGGGCTCACCAAGCATTGCTAGCTTATACATGTGACGCTCATACGCTAAACGTGCAGCAGCTACTTTGTCGGTTGATAAAGACACCCCATCACGACTAGCGGCTTGCATCTCCGCAATGCTGTACTGATAAGCAACAGCGCCCATGGCAACAGTGATTGATTGCTCACCGTACATTACCTCAGCAAGCGGGATATCGTTGCCAGCACCGCTGTAAGGACGACCGATACCAACAGCATCAGTAAACTTTTTGACGATAGCGGTACCGATAGCCCCGCCCAGAGTCGTATTAACCGGAATCAATCGAGAATAACGCTGTGCATCTGTAACACGACCATCAATCATGGATTCGGTTTCAACGCGAGCAATCGCAGACGCTAAGTTGTCTTGGTTGAAAGCATCACCAATCTGAGTCTGAATGCCGCCCAACTGTGTGCTGCGCTGGTCGGTAGCAACAACAATCATCGCGTCTAGTAAGTCTTTTGTAAATTTCATTTTGTCCCCTTAACCTAAGTTCACGATAGCTAAGCCATCAGCGTTAGTTGGTACGTCCCAAAAAGCGCCTAATAATTCAGTATTTCCAGTAGCCGTTTTACCAAGTGTGCCCGTACTCGCGTTGACATAAACTTTTGCAGCCTTACCGCGTGCTACGATAGCCTCGTTTGGCTTAACCCAAATACGACCTTGTGTCATAATTGGCAGCGTATCGCCTTTGATATAAGCCTCAGCTTCAGCATCAGTAGTTTTTCCTGACTTGCCGACATGCTGGAATACAACAATGCCAAAGTCAGTAGCTTCAGCCGTTACCGCTGTGCAAGTTTCGCCTGTGTCAGCGATTGCCACAGCAGCACCATCAATAACGATACCTGTGCTAGTTAATGGTAAAGAACGTACATCTTCCGGTGTAGATTTCAACCGCATACCCGCGATAGCTACTCGTGATTCAAATTGCATCTTGTAACCCCTTATTTAGATTCGTTTTTCCATGCGTTAGACTTGGCTTGTGCTGCCTGTGCCTTAGCATCGGTAATAGTGTTTTGATTGTTTAGAGCGTTCAGCACTTTAGAAGATTGACTGTCACCGGTATTTTTATTGATAGTCTTATTCGTAGGCTTAGTGGCTTTTAGAACTTTGAACGCTGTAGATAAAGCGTCAGGATTAGCATCACCAATTGCAATACCACCTAAAATAGCCACAACTGACGCATCACCTGCATGAGACGTTACCGTTTCGCTGATAATGTCATCGAGTGATTTACCACTTGGCTCAAGGTCAGGTTTCAATTCTTTAGCATCAGTTATAGTTTCAGCACGTTCAGCCGCCAATTTCTCAACGTCCTCAGCTTTGATACTGTTTTGCTCAAGCTCAGTCGCCTTGGTTTCAGCATCAGTCTTTTGCTGTACGATTGCGTCAAAAGCTGCTTGAATGGCTACAACGTCAGTCGACTTGAAAGTTTGCTCACCGATTTTTACATCAGTGTCAGCCGATGCCTTTGCATCTGCTAATTCAGCATTTTGTGCGTCAATGGCTTGCTGCATCGGCTCTAAATTATCGCCCTCAACATCAAACGTTTGACCGTTTGCCAGTTTAATCTTTAACATCTTGATCTCCGTTTTTTCATCACCGATACGAACTGAGCTACCGCCCCGCCCACGTTTTACTAAAGCTACATGGTCACCAGTCATGCTGGTGACCAATACATCATAATCTTGTCCGTCATCTGTCTTGCCTGACTTCATCTCAGCCGCTAGCTCATAGCCTAATGACAGCTCGACTTTCTTATTGTCCTGAATAGTCTTGATGGCTGCCTTGTCTTTAACAAGCAGGTCACCAATTAATTTGTCACCTTCTCGGCGTATGTTCTTAGCATCGCCAATAGCAAACTTTCTCCAATTATCAGGCGTTACTTGATTGCCATCAGGGTGGTTATCTACAAAATCAGTTATGTTGTCCATTACTGAGGGACTGAATAGCGTGTCAGAAGGGGTAAACATGCGAATCATCTTACCGTCACCGACTGGTAAGCCAAGCTCACTAGGGTGATACTCTCTAACTTGTGGCGCTACTGCTAACACCGCATCGCGGCACAACAAGCCTTTAGGTGTCATCGTCCGACTTGATGGGGCAAAGTCACCGACTTTTACGTTAAGTTTAAATTTCATAATTCACCTTTATTTATTCGGATTATATAGTGGCTTAGGCGGCGCTTTCTTTGATACTGGTGATGGTCGATAGCCCATGCCATGCGTGCCATCATAATAATCTATAGGCTTAGCGGGATTTCTAGGAGTTGTAGCAATTCGATAGCAGACAACACCAACCATGATCCCGAAAATGAATGCCCAAAAAATAATCGTAGACACACTCAATTCAATGCAGTAATTCATATCATCACCCATAAAAAAGCCGCTCAATTAAGGCGGCTGTTAATCATCTAATATATTATCAAAGTTCGGGATAGGCGTGCATCGGCATTGAATGGCTTGTCCGGGATGTCCATCGCTGGGCGGATCACCCCAAGTGTATGTTTTTCCATCATACTGTCTATGCTTATCCCGCACACGCTCATCATCAC